ATCAATTTTAGAAGATATTTTATCTAATTCTTCTTTTATAGAAGAATGATTATCTTTTACTTTATTTTCAAAACTGCTTCTTAAATCTTCTATTTTTTTATCAAACTTTTCTTCTATTTCTTTATAATCTTGTTGTGCAGATTTGTTTGTTTTATAAAAACCAGTTAAAATTGTTCCAATTGCACCACCTACAACTACACCAGTACCTAAAATTGTTGCGATTGTATTAATCATTAGACGCCTCCAGATATTTGTTCATCAAGGTAGTCTAACATTTGTTCGATATAAACCAAATGATGAGTAAAATATTGTAATAACCAATCTTCCTTATGAATATCTGGTATACTTCCCAATAAAGTTTCAGGTTCACCAGTCATATTACGACCTTGTAAATATTCTTCATTAGTCATAACTTGTACAGTTCCACTATTTTCTGCAAAATATATAGGATTGTCACTGTTATCTACTTTTAATGCCCATATACCACTTGGTTTACTCGGTTTATCTACCATAATTTATATCCTTCTTAATATTTTTTACTTAAATATTCTTGCAATTTTAAAGACAATTGCTGATAATCATTGTTTTCTTTAAAAAACAATTCTAAATCTTGTTTGTCCATATACATTTTATCTACAACTTCAGCCATTTTTATATAAATTTCTCTCATTTGAGCTTGGTTTACATAAAATAAACCACCGTCATAATCTTGAAGTCTATATTGGTCTTTTATGCCATCTTTAAGAGTAGAATATATAGAATTATATAAATCTCTCCATTTAGACAAATATCTATGACTATCAAAGGTATATGGTATGTTATTTTTATATTCCCAAATTGCATTAAATGAATTATATACTTCTATCTTATACAAAGATACATTCGGTACCCATTTTTGATTTACATTATCCCATTCCCAGTATGAACCTTCAGGTGGATTAGCTATTGGACTGTCTGGTGTATAGTAGTAATCTGGTAGTTTACCTATAAAATTAATAATAACTAATTTTTTTAAATTAGCGTTATACCATATTTCTCCACGATGGTCTTCTGTATATTCCCAATGTGTTTTGCACCATATATTAACATACCCTTTTTCATTTAGCAAAGGTTCAACAAGTGTTGCGCACGGTGGTACAAGCGGATAATCTGGATTTACAGGGTCGTATTGTGCTTCACCAGAATATGTATATTCAAAAGTATTTGGATTATAAAAATATATTTTCATTTTAAAACCTTCAATTTACAATTTTATTTTAGTTTAGTATTTCAAAATAGGAAGTGTTCTTACGGTTTTAGGTTGTACAATATTTTTTCTTCCATATGGATTACCATTTGGGTATAATGTTGAATCTGTATTATTTGAAGCTTTAAAATCCATAACTATAGATGTTGCGGTACCAGATGCAGCAAAACCTGGTGTTAATGATTCACCAATATAATTAAACGAACCACTTAAATAAGCAGAACCTACATCATTAGTTAAAAACGTGCCTTGTATATCTGGTGCGCTATCTTGTTCGTATACGCCTATATCTTCATTTTCACCTCTTCTATATACACCAACTAAATTAGGTATTATAAATGTATCATCAGTAGGACCTTCATAATAACAAGAATGAGGTGTACCATCATTAGTATATTCTGAATATGGTTTCATTAAATCATTTTGTATAGCCCAATTATATAAATCTTCATGACCATTTTTAAGTATTGTAAAACCATTAGCAATAATAAATCCGTCTGGTGCAACGGTGCCACTATAATCAAGTATTGTACCAATAGGAACAGTTCTAACTTGCGGGGTAGGTTTAGCTTTTAATATAAGTCTTAAACTCCAGTTCGCTGGCATAACCTTACCATCTTCTCTAGTTTGAGCTAAATGTGTTATACTATGCGTATGTGCACCAGTGTTCGATATATTGAATGAGTGCTGATGGCGTTGTGCAGTTGTACCATTAGATGCAACAGCACCACTACTTCTACCTGTCCATGAGCGAGAAGCCCTAAAGCTATAATTAGTATTATCACTATCTTCGGCAGAATGCCCTCTTTTACTATTTGTAGTTCCAGCATTATAAAAAGCTCCTGTTACATTTTGCCACCATGAGCTTTCTCTAGTATTTTCACCAGGTAATGTACCAGTAATGTCCTGTGTACCCCTAGCGTGATAATGGTCTGGGGAATCATTTCCAGTAGTACCACTATGAGAGTGGTTTCCAGAACTAGGTATAGTCAAAGTTGGTAAACCATCAGGTGTATAAATACCTATATCATTTATAGAAGACGCAGTTTTTATAAACGCATCTCTCATATCAGATACAATAAATTTAGTATTATCTTCTGGGTCATCATAAAACAATTTACCTTCGCCATATAAATTATTCTCAGTGGCATAAGTTATTAATTCTGGGTAATCTGCTTTTAATCTTGACGTTCCATCTGGTTCTATAAAATATTCAGGTATAAATGAACCACTCCATAACATAAACATACCAACTGGAATATCATATGTTATAGATTGTTTATCGCCAGTCATAGGATTTTCTAAAGTTAATGTGCCATCAGATAATACTCTAAGTCCTTGACCAACCTTTATTTGACCAATAGTTGTAGGAGTAGCTATTTTATTAGCTAAAAGATTTTTGTTTTCAACCGCTGTATCTTTTGTATATCTCAAATTTCTATATAAAATATCGTACATCCAGTTTACATTATGTGCGTCTGGTACACTTAAAGTATCGCTTTCATCAGCATTTCTATAACCACTTTTAAATAACGATTCATCATATGGTAAAATATTATTATCATTTACGGCAAAATTATAATTTCTTAAATTATATTTACTATCTAAATCTTCTGGATAAGCCATTTTTCACTCCTACTTAAAAATTAACTATTCTTAATGTTTTATTATTAAATAAATCTTTATTTGTTATGTTATCTACTAATTGCGGTGTAGTTAAAAATCTTGCATTATAATTCACTGGTTGTATTAAATTATTTTTTTCATATAAACTATCAGTTAAAGGTAAATCATATTCTAAATTCGATATATTTACACCATCTGTATAAACACAATTAAAAATTAAATCTTTAACAAAAGCATTTATCGGACCTAATTCTAATATAGCATTTAAATACCTTATATTAACGTCTAATATATTTTCGCTTTTTATTAGTACATCATCTATATAAATATATATTTTGTTGTCAGCATATTTTATTTTTAAATTATTAAATTTCTTAATAAATTCTTCATTAGATAAATTTACTTCTATAGTATAAGGCACTTCTACATTCCCAGAGGTATATGTAGGTAAAACTAATATCAATTTTTGTTGTTCAGTGTTGTAAGATATATTAAATTTTGTATTAGAACCTAATAGACCATTTAATATATTTGCTGTTGAATTTATAGGTAAACATAAATCAAAAGATAAATCAAAAGAATTTATGAGTGAATCTATAGGTTGTTGTGAGCTCCATCTTATACTTGGTTGATTATTTTTATTATATATATTAAGATATTTACCATTAGAGTGCCATTTTTTATAATTATAAGAACTTTGCTTTACGGTTAAATTATTTTGAAGTATACTGTCTGTATTTATTATAATATGATTATTATTAGATAAGCAATTAAATAAAATGTTTTTTTCACCAAAACAAGTTATATAGTAATGAGATGATTTATTATTTACATCTATATTATTTTCATTATTTAATATGCCACCCAATATACAATAATATGTAAAATCAGAATAATTATCTATATTTTTATTATTATAATTTATAATTTCTGCATTTACAATATTTTGTTCATCATAACTTATATTTGTTGTATTCAACTGAATTTGTGTAAAATTTATATTATTTTGTATAATATTATATACCCATGACGTATCTTGAAGAGAGTTTTGTCCTATAAGTTTAACACCGTCAAAAATCCAAGCTCTAAAGAAATCAAAAGAGTCATGGTTTATGCTTAGTAAAAAAGTATAATCTTTATTTAATTCTGCTTTAATATTTGTATTAAATGTGCTTATATTTTGCCATATTGAATTTGCATCATCCCACATAGTTCTTGACAATACAAAATAATATTCACCCTCTATTTGTGTTGTAATAAGCGAAATTTTATAAACATTAGTTGAATTATATATAATAGAGTATACAACCCTATTGTTGTTTAATCTAGTAAGTTGCCCACAAATACATTCAAAAGGTATTTCGTCTTGAGTAAAATCTACATTATAAAATGGGCTGTTAATTTTTATATATTCTTTATCACTACTGTTTAAATTAACAGCAGTAGATACGTATTTATATAAATAATCACTATCACCAAGTGTTATAGGGTAACGACTATCATTTGCATATCCAGACTCATTATTATAAATAAGTTGGTCAAATAAATGGTCATTTATATACAAATTATTTAAACTTACACAAGCTGGTAAACATTTTTTAATAGCTTCTTTATTTCCAGAAGAAGACAATTCTAATTTTTCACCAGATAACATTAAAGAAATAGCTAAAGGATAACTTTCATATATACCTACTGAAGTAGCATTAAAATGCAATTTCATAGCTTCAATAAAATCTTGTATTGTACCGTTTGTATTATTTTGTATAATCTTTTCTTGTACTGCTCTTATTAATTTGTCCTCTGAAACATCTTTTGATATACCAGAAAGATATGAAGCCTGTGAGTAAAAATGTCCAGTTCCAAAAGCTTGTGTTTCTGGAAATTCTGTTCCATAAGTAAATGCATCTTTTGCTTTATCGGTATAAACTAAATCCACTACTTCATTGTGTGCGTGAGCGTTAAGAAATATACCACGAGAGTTTATTACTTTAAAATTATTAGCTATTCTCCATAAAACATCTTCTATTGCTTGGTATCTATCAGCAGAATTCTCAATAATAGAAACTATTTCTGGAAATTCTATTAAATAAGGTATAATTTTATTTATTGCTTGTTGTCTATAATCGTCTATATAATACATTTTTAACCTACTTCTGTGGTAATTGAAATATTTGTTATATCTAATTTACCTATTTGTTTTTCGCCGATAGATAATTGGTCGTAGAGTGGTGTACCAGTTGCATCAACATCATAAATTTTAACAGAATCTATATTGTTTATGCCAGAAAATGTTGTTAAAACAGTGAAATAATCATAATTTTTAACGTCATCACCTATCCCTTGTATACTATCAAATTTTTCTTTTAATGCATTTTTAACGTTATTTATCCAAGTTTCAGAAGGTAAAGAGGAAACTGTTAAAACAATTTCCATTCCAGCGTTCACTTTATCAGCTTTTGAAAACCCTATAGAATACACATTTCCTTCTTCATCGGTTTTTTCTATAATTGTAGTTCCATATGCTTGTGAACCTATAGATTTATTATAGAAAATTACATCACTAATTTCGTTTTCATCTCCGCCATCTACTATAAATTCAAATGCTTTAGCAGGTATACCGTGTGAATCTGTTAATAACGTATCATTTTCAAAATATGTAGCATGAAGCACACCATCTAACGAGTATATAGATGCCAACATAGAAGCCATTGTTGTAGTTGCTGTTTGACCAACACTATATTGTCTACGCACTCTTAATTCATCGTCTGTTTCTGCTAATCTACCAAGAATAATATTAGGGTTTTCTGTGTTTAATGTTACGCTATTTAATCCTACAACTGGGGTTAAAATTTCTAAGGTAGAACCAGAGGTGGGTACATATTCACCATAATCTTCGCATATAAATTGAGCTGATATTGTACCGTCTGAACCTATAGTCACATCTTCATTCAAATCATAATATACACCAGTCAAACTATCAGCTACAATAATATCACCGCTATAAAACAATGTATCTGCTGTACCATTAAGAATAAAATTTACTTTTGTATATTCTGGTTGTTTTCTATATATTCTGTTTTTTTCACAAATAGCATCTAAAAATATACCTTGAGCTGTATTGGCGTCTATTTGGTTTGGTATTAACCAAGCAATTAAATCTTGTATATTAGCTTCATTGGTAGCATCTGCTAATTCCATATTACCTATAGGGGTAGTTTTATCAATAATAAAATCATCGCCCATAGTTCTTTTAAGGTTGTTTTCTCTTTCGTCTAAAATTTCAACTAAATCTTGTGTTATTATACCATTAGCGTCATATTCTATTGGCATTTTATACTCCTATCATTGGTATTAAACCATTAAGTTCAATTTCTTCATAAGTATCTGTAATTATTGTGGTATATATTTTATATTGTCTTTGAGATTTTTTATTAAAATTGCCATAAACTATTTCTACAGTAGTATCTTGTACAGATGTTACACCTTCCACTGACATAATAGCTTCTTCTATATCTGCTATTAGCAAAGACTTGTTTTGAAGTCGTGTACCGTAAGGTATACCGTAATCACTATCCAAAAACCAATCACCAGCCCAGCATTGAATAGCTAATTTTACTTTTTGAATAATTAAGTTTCTGCCAGTAATATAGTTGTTGTATATAGCTTTATTATCAAAATCTAAAGTTAAATCTCTCATTGGTATACCTGTGTTTTACTTTTCTATTTTAGAACAAGATTTAACAAGTGAAATAAACAATATTATGGTCTAATATCATCAATTGTTATGGGGTCCATTGTTATATTTAGTTTATCATAATTTAATTTTGTACCATCTTTTAAAGTATGGGCTGGAATTTGATTTTTTAAATCAGCTAAAGCGTTTATTTCAGACGTAAGTTGTATTAATTTAGGTGTAATAGAAATTGTAAAATCTGTAATTAAATCCATAGCATTTTGATACGGCTTTGTATATAATTGAATTATAGATGAAACAATTGATACTATTGTATCTATACTAATTTCACCAGTTATAAATTGAAGATTTTCGACTATTTCGTTAGACGAAGCCCAAGTCTTTTTTAATTTATCAACTACTTTTTGTCTCTGTATAGCAAGTTTTGAATTTATTTCTTGACTTGCATGCTCACACATTTCATCAACTTTTTCTTGAGCTTTATCTTTTGGAAACTCTTGTATATTATCAATTTGACCTAAATAATTAGTAGTAACTTCTGTTACACCCTTAATTGTATCAGATAAACTATCTATATTATTGCATAAATTTTTACCTACATCTGTTTGAGCTTCAGTCATCGTTCACCTTTCTAGTTTATTGACATTATAATACCATCTACTACACTTATAGTTTTACCGTCAACACTTCCAAATGTCCCAGTAGCACCGTTTTGTATATTAACATCACCGTTTAAATTTATTGACGGGGATGTTATTGTCGTACCAGTAGAAGATGTAAGGTTTATGGAAGATTTAGAAGTAGCATTATAATCACCTATATCACTTGCATATACTTTATAATTACCATTTTTTAAACCTAAAACGATAGGTTGGTTCACTGGTATGTCTATAAGTTTGTTGTTTGGTATAAAACCATTTATAAAAATACCATTATTTAACGAGTGATAATACGTATCACCTGTTAAAGCTTGATTACCACTATCTATAAAATTATAAGCATTAAAATCCAAAAATTCTACAACGCCAGTATCACCTAATTGTACAGGCGTTATTATATAAGCGGAAGATGTATAGTTATTATACAACAATGGTATATTTAAAAGAAGTGGAAATTTAGAATAATACCCAAATCCCGTATCTTCTTCACCAACTATTTCAACATCAACAGTTGCACCATATATAGCTACAACTTTCGCAGGTAAATGTACACGAATTTGTTTAGAGCGTTCATTATCTACAATTTCTTGTCTTGTACTATCTTTTTCAGCCCTTAAAAGTTTACTGTATATACTTTCTGGTGTATTATTCATATTTTACCGTCACTTTTGTTTCACACTCTTCACTATAATTAGAAAAAGAATTTTCAAGTTTTACTATTTGAAAAACTCCGTCTATTTCTTGTCTTTTATTCATTAATTTTACAAAACCATTTACAGCTAAAACTGGTAAATAAGGTGCACTAAATTCTATTTTTTTATCTTGTAAATATTTAGGTTGTTGAGTATTATCTTCGTCAAATTGATAATATATGATTACACCTTCTGGATTTTTACTTGACACGTAAACGGTGTTATTTTGTATAGAAGCGGTACATCCGATGTAAGATGCGACCTTACTTAACGAGTTTCTTACATTATCATGTATTATGAT